TGGCTTCTGCTTCTGTGTAGGAGAGTGCATCCACAAGGTGCGTCTCCGTGGTTTTCTTGTCGTCAATGTTGCTGTATGCAACTCGTGCGATGAATAGTTCCATCTGTTAAGTATTTGCGTTTTCGTTAACCTATTGGTGTGGATATGTTAAGCAAAGGGGTGTTTCGTTAACCTATTCCGCCCCTTTACTCCTTGAATTTTACTCCTTGAGTTCGTGGTGCTACTCCTTGAGGTTACTCCTTGACTCCGAGCAGTCGGCACGCCATAGATAGTCGGCGTTCCTCGGCTTTTCCCTTGAGTACCTCGAGTGGGATGATATAGCCTGTGGATCTGGCAAGTTCGTAGCTCCCAAACTCCCACCTCCCGTGTGCGCTAACGTCGACGCTACAGGAGCTATTCGCCTTGTTTACGTCTATCTGGAAGTCGATGCGGAGTGCGTCGTACGCATCTTCGTCTCCATCTTCACCATCTATCAGCATCACTCTTGAGTGTAAGCCGTAGACAGGCCTTCCCGCTTCTTCCTCCCACTCCAGCGGGCATTTAGCCAGCTGCGCTTTTACTTCTTCGCGTGTCATTGCTCCTCGAGGTTAAAGTGTGATAGTATCTTGTTCTTTCGGTACTCCTCGGCCGATTGCTTAGCCTCCGCCAAAGAGTTGTACTCCACGTTGTCGAACGTTGTAATCCACTTCGGGTACACCTCGCTGATGAGTACGTCCCCGTCTACGAATTGGTCGGCTTTGTAGATCGCTCGAAGGCTACCCGTCAGCTTTCGCCATTCGAGCGGGCGGAGGGCTTTCAGTAGTTCGTCGCGTGTCATTGCTGTGCCTCTTTCTTCATCTCACGTACCGCCTTGGTGAACTCCTCCACCGCCTCGCTTAGATCGGTGAGCTTGTCGTCCAGCTCGTTGTACTCCTTTTGTATTTTGTCGATAACTCTGCATATATCCCTCACAGGCTCCTCGTCAAGGTCTTTGATGCGGTCATCTATATCTTCGTACTTGTCCGTGACCTCTTACAGGCGTGAGTTGAAGATGGCTGCGAAGCGCTCCATCTCTTTAAGTTCTTCTCGTGTCATAGTTCGTTGTGTTGATTAGAGTGCGCCACGCCGTCCCAGGCGCGGAAGGTGTCGCGTGCGGCAAGCCGCCAGCGCGGCGCACTCGTGGTTAGTTGCGTTGGTTGCATTCGCTCCTCAGCTTGTCGATGGCTTCTTCCGCCTCCTTCCATTCGCCGCCGAAGACGTAGGTAATGGCGCTCTGCGCGGTCTCACTTAGAGGCAATTCCTTCGCTATCTCCCGTAGCTCTCTAAGTAGCTCGGTGTAGCCCTTCTGATCGGGCTCAAAGTTGAGGTCTGAGGTTGCACGACAGCTCTCTATCGCTGTCTCTATTCGGTCAGGGTCTCCCGTGATAAAGAAGTTCACCGTGTCCGATAGCACTAATCCTCGGAAGTAGTCGATACGATAGGTGACAAGCAGGTTGAGACACCACGCTGTCAGTCTCTCTTTTTGTTCTCTGTTCATATCTTTATTTCTGTTTTGATGAGTTTGCACGGAGGGCGGACAGCTCCTCCTCGAGGGTGGCTACCTTCTTAGTAAGCCGTTCTATCTCCTCGGTCTTGGCGTTCACCTCCTTTTCGAGTTTCTCCTTTTCCTGGAACAGCGAGTAGTTGTGCTTCGTGAGGCTCTCACGCAGGTCTTCCTTGGACTTGCGTAGGTCTTCCACTTCTCTCCCCTCATACACCCAAAGGACGAAGAGCGTGACGCACCCTGCGCCAAGGGCAAGACAGGCGATGAAGGAGAGGAGGGCGAATGTTTCGGTTGTCATCGTCGCTCTATGTTTTCGTCTGAATACTGAGTGTGGGTGACCTTTATGTTCGTCAGTCTACTAACGATACTATCAGCGAACGAGCGAACGCCAAAGCCGTATTTAACTCCTCGCACCCACCCGATGACGTACGATGCGGTGAGTGACAATATGATGAAGATGCATCCGAGTATTTCTTGTGTGGTCATTGTTATTTCTGATCTATTATATCCATCGAACGATAGTATCCATGCTATACCCCTTCTCCCAGATAAACCACGCATAAGCGACTGCGCTACTCTTCGTAGAAGCGAAGTCGCCACCCTTCGCGCAGGTGACGCGGTGGCTAAATACATACACTCTCTTCGGTGGATACTTTGCGAACATTTCCTTCCGCTTCTTCCCTTCCAGGAAAGTGAGCTTTAGGAACATTGCCACCTTTGACCCATCGACGACTGTAGAGAGAGCCTTCTCGACAAACTCCTGTGCGAAGGAGTATGGAGGGTTGGTGATGATGTCGCCTTCCCACACCCCTGTATCTCCTTCGATGAAGTCGAGTAGCTCAACACCTCCGTCGCCCATTCTGTCCACGATGTCGCTGTTGCGAACAGAGTATCCGTGAGCTTCGAGGACACAGCTTAGATGCCCCCCTCCGCAAGCTGGCTCCCACACTTTTTCGTGGAATACTTCGAACTTGAGAAGCTGCTCCAGGGCGTTTGGATCTGTAGCGTAGTAGTCGTTTATCACTCTATCCTCATCTGAATGGCTTGATGCACCTATTGTCGCATAGACGCACCTGTTGCTTTTATCTTTCAGTATTTCTTGCGCCATATCTGTTAGTATTTCTTCCCGTGCAGGGCAGGGCGTGTGGCGTTGTATTTCAGCTTGAGGTCGATGTGCGCCATCAGGTCGATGCCGAGGTGCTCGCAGAGCAACTCAAGGGACTTGATGGAGTAGAGAATGGCGTATCGGTGAGCGTACTTACCACAAAGGCAGCACGCCTCCTGAAGGATAGGCCACAGCGCATCGGCAAGCGTCATTTCCCCAGAAATGTAGAATGCAGATACGCCCAAGTCGGTAGCTACCTCCGTCTCCGAAAGCGCACGTTCTTTGAGCATCCACCCCAGCAGGTCAAGAAGGCGTATCACTGCATCGGCGATCTCGTCCTCCACTCTATCCTTGACCTCACGGAGGAACTCTTGAGCATAGGGCGCACCAGCTATACGCTGTAGTGTGTCTATCGTGTCGGGGTCGAGCTTCGCCCACTTGCCGATGCGGTCGGCTTCCACTGCCTCGGAAAGCTCCGAGACGACCAGCATCAGATAATGCCCGACGGAGTGTGGCTCGTCCCAAAAGCCTTTAGCCACTGCCCGCTGGTGGCAGTCCTTGGCGTAGCGGTTGAGTACGTCTGCGTTGTAAAGTCTGTATGTCATTGTCGTTGCTATTTTATGATGTGTGATAAGATGTGTTTGATTACTTCTACTGTCCACCCGTTGCCGAGCATCTTATAGGCTTGCGTGTCCGAGCATCCCCACTTATACCAGTCGGGGATAGTCTGCAGGCGGGCGCATTCGGTTGGAGTTAGTCTACGGAGCATACAGCCTATTTTAGCCACGGGCTGTCCACTGCCGTCGTTCCTCGCTCTTGCGGGGATGCACGGGGCTTTGCCTCCAGCTGTCGGACGGAAGCCCTTCCCATCCTCGTGCGTGCGCCAAGTGCCAGGAGTAATTAGCAGATTATCCTTAGTGACGCTCGTCAGGCTGTTGCTCTTGTTATCCTTCCGAAGTTCAATCTGTTGCTCGTTATTGTCCCCTCGCCCACGCATGGCACATGCCATATTATTAAAGCTCCAACTATTGGAGGTCAATGTTGGCGATTTGTCGGGGATAACTCTCGACTTCAAATAGCCTCTCCCACGTTGAAAGATGCCTATGTATAAGATATCCATGTCGGAGTGGTTGCCTCCGCTATGGCCTCCAGCTGTTAGGCAGGAAGCCTTGTCTTGCTGAGCCTTTGGCTTTAGCTTCTTATCGAGCTTGACTACGTCTGATGTCCGCCCTTCCTGCGTAGGTGCGATGCTTTCAAGAGCCTCCTTGTTGAGGGGGAGATTTCGCATATAGTATTTCTCGTCCACCTCATCGTCAAGGATGTCTCCGATGTAGATGCCTCGGTCGGCTGGCTGTGGAATGTCCGTGAGCAGCTCACCCCATATTCCCTCGCTCTTCGTCCGTATGTCGCTCCAATATAGGCGCACTCTATTCTGAGCGGAGACAAGGGCGGAGTTAATCACAACGGGTCTAATACCGAGGCTTTCGTTTATCCTCGCCTCGTCTGCTGGACGCATCCGCACGTTCTCAAGGAGGTACTTTACGTTGGGGTTCAGCTTCTGCACGTGGTGCAAGATGTCAAGGAACACCCAATACAGCCTGCTTCGTGGGTCATCGTGTCCGAGCATTTTACCAGCGAGTGAGAAGCCTTGGCAGGGTGAGCCAGCGAGGAGGAGGTCTATCTCCTCCCATTCTATGTCCCACTCTCTCCACTTCTCTACGTCGCCGAGATGAATGGTATCAGGGAAGTTGAGCTGCGTCTGTGCGATAGCGTGCTTGTCTATCTCGCTGGCGTAGTACCTCTCGATAGGCACGCCCAGCTCCCTCAAGGCTATCTGCCCGCAGCTCATTCCGTCAAAGAGTGATAGTACTTTCATTCTTTCGCTTCTTATCTCTTACTCATCACGGGCTTAGTGCGCCAGGGGCGTGGCACACGCTCCAACGTGGCGGGCTTTGCCGTAGGTGCTTGATACTCGCCCTTGGTCAGCACCTTCTCTGCGAGCTTGAGGGTGATGTCATTGACCTTGCCCAGCATCTCAAGGAGCTTGTGTTGCTGTTCGCTAACGAAGGAGAATCAGTGTTCTACCTCGCCCTGCATCTTGGAGAGGTCACGTGCGTCTCTCTTTCGGGTAGCATCCATACGCTCAAGAAGGCGCAGGCGTGAGTGTAGCGTCCATAGGAGGTAGGCCATCACGAGCAGGCCTGCAGAGAGTAAGAGTAGTAGTGTGATTGTCATTTGTCGAATAGTTTGGTAGGTGTTGCGATGTGGTGGATAGCGAGGAGTAGTGCATCTCGCTCCTCTTGGTTGGTGCGTGACTGCTTACTCTTCGGTAGCGTCAGGTTGTGACGCCTGCATATTTCGAGTATTTCAGAGTGGGTGATCTTTCCATCTTGTCCTCTCCAGTGCTTGAGCAGTGGCTTTTGGCAGATGATCGGGAACTCTTTTGCCTGTATCGCATCTCGGAGAAGCTCGCCAACCATAGCGCACCTCCCAAGGTGGTAGCCTTTCTTGGCTACCACTCTGTGGTTATCTTTTGGTGATGCGTGCCAGTTGTGGGCGGTACTCCAGATGTCCTCGAGGACAAAGCGGTAGGAGTATTCAGTGTCGAGGTACTTCTCGTCCTCTTCGCATCGCCATTCATTGAGCAGGTCAAGCACCCTAAGAAATGATATCGTCTCGAGATGTACGGAGCGGTCATTGAGGTTGATGACCGCCCACCCAGAAGCCTCTGTATCTGGGTCAATCCCGATGATAAGAGGCTTCTTCGTGGTAGTCGCAGTACTCATTAGAACGGAAGTGCGTCAGATTTCACTGGGGCTTGTGGGGGTGTATTCACCTTTGCCGTGGCAGGAGCTTGTCCTGGCTGTGCCTGATGCTCTGGAAGAGTAACCCCGCTTTCAATCTTCCACGCTCTGACAGAGGTGTACCATCGCCCGTTAAACTCTCGGCTCTCAATGTCGATGAAAGCAGTTACCTCCTGACCCACCTGCACGGGGTACTTGGCCACATTGTCGCCGAACACCTCAAAGCACACTTTCTTGGGGTACTCCCCCAGCGTCTCGAGGATGTACTCCTGCACCTGCCATTGGTTTCCCGACTTGCTAGTCCCAGTGCGAAGGGGCAGGGCTTGTAAAATTCGTCCAGTAATTTTCGATTCGTTCATATCTATGTGAATTAGATTGTGTCTATTCTGATGACTTGATTAGCCCCCTGCGCTTCCACTCGTCAAGCGTCCAGAAGTTGGTAAAAGGGGTCTTGTCCCAGCCACCCTCATCGCCACTGCTCCGATTGTGAGTTCCGTTTTGTAAGCTCACCAGCTTTATCTCGCTGTAGTTTGGGTGCCCTGTGAACCGAGAGTACACGATGGATGATGTCGCACCAATCTTTGATGCGTACTCCTCGCATGCCTTTGAGATTATCATCCCCTCCTCCATCACCATTCGCTCCAGTTCATCGAGGAGCTCTGGTGGCAGTTCTATCTTGTTGGGAGGTGTTATTGCCATGTGTCTTTCCGTTGCTTTCTGTGGTCAGGCACTCCGACAAGCTGTATCTCGATGCAGTCGCCACGAAGTCGGGAGACAGCTCTATCGCCGTAGCGTTGAAGTTCAGACCACGGGAGGTTTGTGGTGGCAACAATCGGCGCATCTCGGTAGCCAAAGTCGGAGCGCTGGTTGATGAGGTCTGCGAGGCTCGCTTTGTTCCCGTATCGCTGGAAGGTGGCTGGCTCACTGCCGAGGTCGCCGATGTGAAGCACTCGGTAGCTTAGCGCCGTATACCCGCCATCTTCGCTGTCGATATAGTCCGACATGTGCCATAGGGCGTGCGTATCGCCATTCCAGAGGAAGGGCTTCATCACCCTGCGACTACTAACGCCATCGTAGAATGGGCGGTGCAAGCCAAGCATATCGCTAAGCTCTCGGAGTAGAGATACCAGCATCGTTTTACCCGTGCCAGTCTCACCCATCACCAGTAGCCCCTTCATCGGGTCGTCTATTTCTGGGTGAGGTAGAGCCAGTAGCCACGAAACGGCCTTGATGTAAGCTGCGGTGCTAATCTCGTCTAGCTCGAAGTTGGGGGTAGCCCGCTGACCGAGTGCCACGATGTAGCTAAAGGCGGTGCTTATGTCAATCTCTTTGTACACGTCGTACACTTGCCTTGTAGGTAGCCCATCGATGCGCTCCGCTTGTATCTTCTTCACTAAGTCTGAGGCGAGGGGGAGTGCACTTGTCTTCTGTGGTGGTTGCTCTGCGTTGTTCATTGTCTAACTTTCATTTCACTCATTACACGCCTTGCCATCTCGGCCGTCTTAGCCTTGTACGCCTTCACCTCATCGCTCTCCTCTCGGCTGGCCTGCTCATCCTTCTCCTTCGCCCACATGTCGTTGGAGTAGCCGTGCGAAGCTGGAGGAGGTGAGGAGGGCTTAGAGGCGTGGTTGTCTCGATAGCACCCCTCTACGACCTTGGCAAAGTTGTCAGCTTTGACCAACCACGATAGGTTCGCCATAGCCTTGTTGCCTCGGAGGAAGGTGGACGCCTTAGCCTCCTCCAGCATCTTCTTGAAGAGTGCTATTGCATTTAGCGTGGTGGCTATCGTGGGGCGCTCCTTTGCATTGCCATCTGGGCGGTCGGGCATCAGCGCAAAGAAGAGCTCCTGCCCATCTCTGCATATCGCCCGACTTAGCACCATAGGCTTAGCGAAGTCCTCCTCGCCTGCTGTCGCCTCCTCATAGAGCGCCTTCCACGCCTTGCCGTAATCTCGCATATCGGAGCTAGGGTGCATTAGCGAGCTAACCATAGAGCGAAGCGAAGTGTCCTCTATCGCCTCTAACTCGATGCGCTCGCTCTCAATCCCCCCCTCGGGGGTTAGGGGGCTACTTTCTATTTCTACTTTCTCTTTATCTTTTTCTTTTAGGGGGTATTTATTACCCCCCCTATAGTCCCCCCCAAAGTAGAGCTGAAAGTAGATGGCAAAGTAGAGATGCCGTTTCTACTTTCGTCTACTTTAATTTCTGCTTTCTCTGCTTTCTCTACTTTGGTGGTTTTTGCGTCTACTTTGTTCTCTACTTTTGTTTCTACTTTGCTCTCTACTTTCTCTTCCTCGTCGTCTACTTTGCGTGATGATTTAGCGGCTCTAGCCTTGGCTAAGCTCTCTTTAACTGACTGGCTTACATTGTAGTTACGTTTCTTTGATGCGGGCTCTTCGCCCTGCTTTCGCTCTACATTGCCTAGGTAGGAAAGGTGAGAGGATAGTCGAGGAGAGTAGAACACCTCTACCCCATCTTCGTCTACGTCTATCTCGAACAGACCGAAGTCCTCTATAGTAGACCTCACAATCTCTGCACGCGGTCGCTTCGGCAGGATGTTAGCGAGGCGCTTAGAGTTGTTGGGGTAGGTGTATCCGCTCTCGTCCTGCTGTGCT